TTACGATGCTGCACAGGAGAGCTTTACGGCTCGCTACAACCATGAGACCATCGCCATGGGCTTCGCCATTACGGAAGAAGCTATGGAGGACAATCTCTATGACTCCCTGTCGGCTCGTTACACCAAGGCTTTGGCTCGCGCCATGGCCCACACCAAGCAGGTTAAGGCTGTTGTTCCTTTGAACAACGGATTTACCGCCGCCTATCAGGGCGGAGATGGTGTAAACCTCTTCACAGCAGATGGTGACGGCGTAACTGGTGGTGACGGTCACCCACTCGTTTCGGGTGGTAAGAACTCAAACCGCCCAGCTACGGCTGTTGACCTCAACGAGACCTCTCTTGAGGCGGCTGTGATTCAGATTGGCAAGTGGACGGACGAGCGTGGTCTAATGATCGCTGCACGGCCCCAGACGCTTGTGATCCCGCCCGACTTGCAGTTTGTCGCGGCACGGGTCATGCAGTCTGATCTTCGCCCCGGAACGGCTGACAACGACATCAACGCTGTGCGTTCGATGGGTGTTGTACCGGGCGGAACCGTTGTGAACCACTTCCTCACGGATACGGACGCATGGTTCCTGCTTACGGATGTTCCGAACGGCATGAAGCACTTCAATCGTGTTGCACTTGAGACGAGCATGGACGGTGACTTTGACACCGGAAACGTTCGCTACAAGGCTCGCGAGCGGTACAGCTTTGGCGTCTCCGATCCGTTAGGGATCTGGGGATCACCCGGAGCGTAAGTAGTGAAGTAGGATGGATGGGGTAGGAGTGGCATCGAAGTCGCTCCTGCCCCATCTTAGTATAGAAGTTTTTTTCCTGACTACCGGAAACGGTAGACACTAGCCAAGACAGGAGAATGTAATGGCTAACACAACTTTTAGCGGACCAGTACGGTCAGAAAACGGATTCACGTCCGTTGACAAAAGCAGCACGACTGGTGCAGTTACCACTAGGGTGGAGTTGGGCAAGGGTGTTGGGTATGCCACGGGCGTTACCGTAAACACCACAGCGGGTGATAGCCCAGCTATTGGCGAGTTCACTCAGCCAGCAAACACCGTTATCACAGGCATTTCAATCTTATGTGTTACGGCTCCAGTCATTGGAACCGGAGACATTGGTTTTGAAGTTGGGTCAACATCATCCGGTGCCCAGCTTGTCGCAGCCATTACGGACCAGATCCTAGATGGCGGCACGACTGTCGTTGTTGGCAATGTCGTAAACTGTACTCTGGTCGCTCAGACGGAGAGCGGCACCACTGCTCCCGCGTCAGTGCAATACACAGCTTCTGCGCGGACGGTGTTCTGCAACATTACAAACACCGTTGATGCTACGACCGCAGGCTCGTTTACATTTATTATTGAGTATGTCCCGATAGCACCGCTATCGTCGTAATTCACAAGATAGGGTCGCCCGTTTAATCGCGGGTGACCCGATCTTCTGCTATGGGTAGGGCGTAGCCCTTGTTCCCATAAGGAGATTTAAATGGCCGACGCAGTAACCTCGCAGACTCTGCAAGATGGCGACAAATCTGTCGTTATGAAGTTCACCAATATTTCTGATGGGACAGGCGAAGCCGCCGTCAAGAAGGTGGACGTTTCCGCACTACAGGCCCAGTCGGGCTCAGGTGCTGCATGCACCGGAGTGTCAATCCAGCAAGTGTACTACGAGCTTAACGGCATGACCGTAGATCTTATCTGGGATGCTAGTACCGATGTTGTGTGTTGGACCCTTAGTGGATATGGGTTTTTTGACTTTAGGTCTTGTGGCCCCCTTACGAACAATTCAGGTGGCGGAAAGACTGGCGACCTTATGTTCACGACTACAGGGCACGCCAGCGGGGACCGCTACTCCATTCTGTTGAAAATGGGCAAGAGTTACGAATAATGCCTTTTAAAAGCGATAAGCAAAGAAAGTATCTGTACGCCAACAAGCCTGAAGTTGCTCGTAAGATTAGCGATGAAGAGAAGGCTTCTGGCGGCGCATTAAAGCGAGCCATAGCTAACACGGTTCGTTTTCCAGACTTATCGCGCTTGAGAAGTGGAGGCATGCTAGGCACCGGATCTAAGTTGCCCGGCTCCTGCATGGACTCCAACACTAGGTCTTTGCAAAAATTCAGGGATAGTTGACATGGCTACCAAGAACAGAGCTTTGACGAAAAGGCAGAAAGACACGCTTGCAAAACATAAGAAGCATCACACTGCAAAGCACATGGCGTTTATGCGTAAGAGCATGAGGTCTGGGGCTAGTTTTACGAAAGCCCATAAAGATGCTATGAAGAAGGTAGGCAAGTAATGGCTACCTCTGGAACAGCAACCTTTAATCTAGAAATTGCAGAAGTTATAGAAGAAGCTTTTGAGCGGTGTGGCCTGCAAAGCAAGACAGGTTACGACATTGAGACTGCTCGCAGATCTTTAAACCTTCTTAGTCTTGAGTGGGCAAATCGCGGACTAAACTTTTGGTGCGTAGAACAAGGCACAGCTAGTACTGTTGCGAGTACCTCTACTGTAACGCTACCAGCGGACACGGTAGACCTGATTGAGTACTGGATCCGCGATGGCACGGGCACATCCCAAAACGATCTGCCGCTATCACGTTTTAGTGTGTCTCAGTATTCAACAATTCCCAACAAGCTTACTGAAGGCCGTCCAGTAAACATATTCATAGATAAGCAACGAGCCGCACCAGTTGCCTATCTATGGCCTACCCCTGACAAGGTGTACACCTTTGCGTACCAACGCATCAGGCGTATTGAGGATACCGGGTCTGTAGGCTCCACCAACCCTGACGTACCTGCACGTTTCTTACCTGCACTAGTGTCAGGGCTTGCATTCAGACTTTCGCAAAAGTACCCCGAGTCTTTTGTGCGTTCCGGGGAACTAAAGCAAGAGTATGAATTCCAGTGGGATTTAGCTCAACAAGAAGACCGCGACAGGGCCTCCGTACACTTTGTACCCGGAGGCTATTGATGGCACGTTTCGCTAACGGCAAATACGCTTTTGGCTTTTGTGATCGCACCGGCTTCAGATACAAACTGAAGGACTTGGTTCCTCAGGTGAGAGCAGGTCGAATGACTGGCCTAATGGTTGGACGCGACATGCTTGACGAGGACCAGCCTCAGAACTTCTTAGGTAGATTAGGCGAATACGCAGACCCACAAGCGTTACGGGATCCTAGGCCGGATATCGCGCAAGACACTAGTAGGCGGTTGTTTGCGTTTGACCCGGTCGGCAATGGGAACGGTGGCGGTGCCGGAAACATTATAGCTCGCGCTAAGGTGGGCAATGTGACGGTAACGACATGAACTACACCGAACTGACAGCGGCAATCAAAGACTATACCAACAACACAGAAACAAACTTTGTTGCTGCTATCCCCACCTTTGTTAAACAAGCGGAACAACGAATTTACCGATCTGTAAACTTGCCTGTAAACAGAAAGAATGTTGCAGGAAACATGACAGACGGAAACGCTTACCTGACAATGCCTACAGACTTTTTGTTTCCATTGTCACTGGCCATAACAAGCAGTAGTAATCAGTCGTTTTTATTGAATAAAGATGCAAACTTTATTCGGTCAACATACCCCAACGCTGCTACGAAGGGCACTCCTAAATACTACGGGGTCTTTGACGTAGACACGTTTATCATTGGCCCTACACCAGACTCAAGCTATGCAACCGAACTGCATTACTACTATCAACCCAACTCTATTGTTACTGACAGCACGTCTTGGTTAGGAACAAACGCCGACACGGTGTTACTATATGGAGCGTTGATTGAAGCGTACACCTATATGAAAGGTGATGCGGACATGTTGCAATTATACCAACAAAGGTACGCAGACGCGCTCACCCTGCTAAAGATGCAGGCTGAGGGCAGGATGACTGGTGATGAGTACCGCGATGGTATGATAAGGCAGATGCCAGCTTAATGTTTGATATTGAATCTGGCGTTGGAAGCGTAACGGTTACTACGAGTGCAAACGGCAACCTCGGCCCAAGTCATTGGGCTGAACGAGCCGCAGACACGATTGTATCTGTTGGTAGTAGCGCACACCCGGCTATTGCCGAACAGGCAAGAGCGTTCAAAGCTTATATACACAAAGCAATTCAGTATTACATATGGGAAGCGGTTAAAGAAGACCGCTCTAGGGTCATTACCCTGCTGAGATCAGCGGGTCATAATGATTTAGCTAACTCGGTGGAGAAACTATAATGGCTATATCGCAAGCAATGTGTACCTCATTTAAGAAAGAGTTGCTAGAAGCAAAGCACAATTTTCTTAATTCTGGTGGTAACACATTTAAAATTGCTTTGTACACGAGCAGTGCTTCACTGGGTGCCAGCACTTCAGCGTACACGACAAGCAATGAAATCAGTGGTACTAATTACAGTGCCAAAGGAAACACACTAACAAGGGTTGATCCTTCGTCTAGTGGAACAACGGCCTTAACAGACTTTGCAGATACCTCATGGTCTACTGCAACATTTACGGCTAGGGGTGCGTTAATCTTTAACGAAGACACCAGCGGAGACACGTCTGTGTTGGTGTTGGATTTTGGTGCAGACAAAACGGCTACGGCGGGCACGTTCACAATTGCTTTCCCGGCGGCGGATGCTAGTAATGCGATAATTCGCATAGCCTAAAGTGGCAAATGTAACAGGCTGGGGCCGGGGGACTTGGGGTTCCGGCACATGGGGTGAACCCATACCTGTTGAAGAAACAGGTGTAGTAGGGACGAGTGCAGTAGGATCTGTTACAGTAACAGGCGATGCCAATGTTACTGAAACAGGGGTAGCAGGAACTGGTGCGGTAGGCAGTGTAACCGTAACAGCAGATGCAAATGTTGCTCCCACGGGCATAGCAGCGACAGGCGCAGTAGGAAGTGTTACAGTAACAGGAACGGCAAATGTTACCGTAACAGGTATAGCTGGGACGAGCGCGGTTGGTTCGGTAACAGCTTCAGGTGATGCAAACGTTACTGTCACAGGACTGTCAGCGACGAGCGCATTAGGATCGGTATCGGTTACTGTAGATGTCTCAATATCCGCTACCGGACTTGCCGCAACTAGTGGTGTTGGGTCAGTAACAGTTACCGGAGTAGGTAACGTCAGTGTTACGGGCACATCAGCAACTGGCGCAATAGGAAGTGTAACTGTTTCCATACCAGTATCGGTTGACGTAACTGGGGTGGAAGCGACAGCAACGACTAGTGGCGTACAAGTCTGGGGAATTATAGATGACTCACAAACACCAAGCTGGGCGACGGTTAGCGACTCTCAGACTCCGTCGTGGTCCGGAGTTTCAGATTCTCAGACTCCTGACTGGTCCGGAGTTTCAGATTCACAAACCCCAAGCTGGTCAAGCGTTAGTGATTCACAGACTCCGAGTTGGGAAGTCATAGAGACATAACAACAGGAAGTAACCATGGGCACATATGTAAACAATCTAAGACTGCTCGAAATCACTACGGGTGATGAGTCGGGCACTTGGGGTACTAAGACCAACACAAACCTAGAGTTAATAGCTGACGCATTTGGCTCAGGCACTGAGGCTATTACCACTAACGCTGATACCCACACAACGACTATAGCAGATGGTGCGGCTGACGAAGGCCGAGCGATCTTCCTGAAGTACACAGGAACATTAGACTCTGCCTGCACGATCACGATTGCACCTAACACTGTAAACAAGCTGTGGTTTATTGAGAACGCTACAAGCGGATCTCAAAACATCATTATCAGTCAGGGTTCTGGTGCCAACATTACGATTGGCAATGGCAAGGTTGCCGCAGTCTTTACGGACGGTGCAGGCTCTGGTGCTGCGGTATTAGATGCGTTTGCTGACCTAGAGCTTAGCAGCACACTCACTGTGGCTGGAGCCACCACACTAGGTGGCACACTCACAGTTAATGCTGGAGCCGTGTTTAACGAAGCTTCTGCTGATGTTGACTTTAGAGTTGAAGGCAACGGGGACGCAAACCTTTTGTTTGCAGATGCAAGCACTGATCGCGTTGGAATCGGAACAAACGCTCCAGACAAAAGATTGCACATAGAAGGATCTACTACAGCACTAGCAACGATGCAGTTTGAACAAACAGGTGCATCGAAAGTCAGCACTATTGGACAAGGCGCGTCAGGGTTAAACATAGATGCCGCTGGGTCAAGCAACATAATAACCTTTAACACCAACGGTTCTGAACGTGCTCGTTTCTTTGCTGATGGCGAGTTAGCTATAAACTCAACATCAGACACAGGCCGTCAGCTTACTGTAAAGCATGACATTGCGCTTGAGACAAGCGACTCAACAAACTACTACCAAATCTACGCCCACACAGATGACTCATTCCGCATTAACTACAATGCGGCGGGTAACGATGAGTTTATACTAGATAGCAGTGGAAACATTATCATTGGGGCTACAGCAAGGATTTATTTTGATGGGGGTGGAAACACTTCTATATACGAATCTTCTTCTGACGTGTTGCAAGTAGTTGTTGGTGGTAACGATGCAATCCGAATACGAGACTCCAACAATGATGTAAACATTCAGACGCTTGATCTTACCGTTGATGCAACCCAAAAGATTTATTTAGACGGGGGTGGCAATACCTATTTAACAGAATCTAGTGCTGACACAATTCGTGTTTTTTGTGGTGGCACGAGTCGCTTCCAGATACAATCTGATGGTGTAATGATTCCGTCAGGCAACAACCTGTTTCTCGACAACGGCGGCGATACTTACATAACTGAAGGTTCCGCTAACGTCATGCGGTTCTACGCTGGGGGGTCTAAGCAGTTTGAGGTCACAGGCACTAATATGAGTGTCGTTGGTGCTTTGTCTAAGGGATCTGGTTCGTTTAGAATTGACCATCCTCTAGACTCAATGAAGGACACGCACGATCTGGTTCACTCATTTATTGAGGGACCAAGAGCCGACCTGATTTATCGCGGCTCCGTGCAACTTTCAGGCGGCACGGCCACGGTAGACCTAGATGATGCCGCAACCATGACCGATGGCACATGGGAGCTACTTTGCCGTGATCCGCAAGTGTGGGTTCAAAACGAAGATGGGTGGACTCAGGTGCGTGGCTCTGTGTCAGGCTCGACACTAACGATTACTGCACAAGACGGCGATTGCACCGACACGGTGTCGTGGCTGGTTGTCGCAGAGCGTCAGGACGAGCACATGATGGATACTAACTGGACGGACGACAACGGTCGCGTCATTGTCGAGCCAGAAAAACCGGCAGAGGACGAAGAGTAATATGGCAACCACATGGTGTATTAAGGAAATGACTCACAACGTTGCAGGTGGTGGGGTAATAAGAGCCAGATGGGAGTGCGAAGAAACATCAAGCGACCAAGTGTGGTCTGCTAGAAGGTCGGCGTGGGAAGAGTTTACACCCGACCCATCAAATCCTTCGTTTATTGCTTATGCCGATTTAACCCAAGCTGATGTCTTGGGGTGGTGTTATGAAACAATTGACAAGGACGCTATTGAAGCAGCATTGGCATCAGAAGTAGACGCTCTCGAAAACCCCACAGAAGCCAGCGGGTTTCCATGGGATGAGGATAATGGAGAGTGATGTGACTACTCTAATGTCTTTACTTGCCATACCAGCCGCAGCAGGGGCCGCCTATGGTGGGGTGAAGGCAGGACTAAATGGGGCTAAACAGTCTCTCGCTCAGATTGAGCGCACTGTAAACCGTATTGGAACAAAGGTGGATACACATGGGGAAAGGCTCGCGTCAGTCGAAGCAGAGACGGCAAACCTCAAAGAACGAATCTCAGACAGAAACAACTAACGAGGAAAGGGTGCTCCTAACTGTGGAACAAGCAAGCATCTTTAAACAGTTAATCGAAGAATCTAATCAGGCACAGGCTCAATTAAACTTTGCAATTGCTTCTGCCGGGTTGTCTAACCGAGTAATTATAGGTGGACACTTAGATGGAGAAGAGCCGTACCTTACTGTTCAAAGAAACGCTGAGGCATAATGGCGATAACCTACCGTGGCGAAAAGTTTTCGGGGTACAACAAACCAAAGCGTACCCCTAACGCTAAGAAATCGCATGCTGTCCTTGCTAAAGAAGGAGACAAGGTCAGTCTAATACGGTTTGGTCAGCAGGGTGTTAGTGGTGCAGGGGCAAACCCTAAGACCAAAAAAGGTAAGGCGCGTCAAAAAAGTTTTAAGGCGCGACACGGCAAGAACATAAAAAAGGGGAAAATGAGCGCGGCCTACTGGGCCGATAAAGTTAAGTGGTAGGTAGGTAACGTATGCCTTTTACAAAGATATCCCCCGAAGCCGGACTGGTTACTGACGGCACTAGGTATAGTGCTAAGGGTGGCTGGTTTGATTCTGACAAGGTACGCTTTCGTAAAGGCTTTGCAGAAAAGATTGGCGGTTGGGCACGGTACGTTACGACCAGATATATAGGCATAAGCCGTAAGATACATGACTGGGTAACGGATTCCGGAAACGCTTACATTGGCGTAGGAACGACCAACAACCTATACGTCAACCAAGGCAGCATTTACCACGACATAACACCGCTTCGCTCTTCAGTAACTCTTGGCACAAACCCAATAGCAACGGTAGACGAAACTGCTGTAGTTACGATTAGCCACACATCCCACGGAGCAGTAGTTGGCGATTATGTTACCATAGCTAGTGCAACTGCGACGGGTGGCATTGGGACAGGCTCGCTTAATACTGAGCATCGCATTGTTTCCTTGGGTGCCCCAGACGGTAGCAACCCTGACGACAAGTATCGTATCGTGTGCGATGCACAGGCTACTTCAACTGTATCAGCAGGTGGAGGAACTAGTGCAACAGCGGCATACCAAATCAATGTAGGGTTAGATGATTATGTCAGAGCAGCAGGCTGGAGTTCAGGCACTTGGGGTGCAGGAACTTGGGGGTCTGCATCAGGGATTGGTCAGGCAAGCCAGCTACGTCTTTGGTCTATAGACAACTTCGGTGACGACATGCTTGCATGTGTGCGTCAAGGAAATGTCTTTTACTGGGACGAGAGTGATGGCACAAGCACTCGTGCCGTAGCGTTAAGCGACCGCACTAGGCGCACGATTACGTTAGCCGGATCAACACCGATAGCTGTTACTAACACGTCTAGCATAATTACGGTTACAGACAAAGGTGGTCATGGCGCAGGCGTGGGGGACAAGGTCACGTTCTCAGGTGCAGCCGCTGTTGGTGGTGTACTTGCTGCAAGTATTAACAAAGAACACACCATCGCCAGCACTCCTACTACAACAACTTTTACAGTTGATACTGGTGACGCGGCCTCAAGCACGACCACTGGTGGCGGAAGCAGTGTCGTAGCGACCTACAAGGC